ACAGGCGTTAAGCCGCCAAGAAAAGGCGTGTCTAGTTACGCTAATTTAGCCATGGATGGCGCAAAAGAGTTAGGACTTTTATAAAAGGAGTAAATAAATGTCAGTATCTTTAGACCAACTCACTGCAATTACGCAGAATAAAATAATTCCTCGCATGTACGACAATATCTTTGATAGCAATCCGCTTTTAAAAAGACTTATGAAAAGTGGTCAGTATTCTTCCTGCTCCGGCGGTACAACTATAGACGTACCTCTTAACTATGCTCAAACAACAGCAGCCGGCTGGTATTCAGGTTCCGAGGCTTTATCGACGACTGACAATGAGAATATTAGTTCAGCCCGGTACGAGTGGAAGTCACTTTATAGTAATGTGTCAATTACTGATGAGGATAGACTTAAAAACTCTGGCCCTGAAGGCGTTTTGAAGCTTTTAGCTTCTAAAAGTCAGATTGCTGAAAAAACTTTAATTGATTTATTGGGTACAGGTATTTATTCAGATGGGACAGACTCTCAATCAATCGTTGGCTTGAGAGATATTGTTGCTACTGATCAAACAGTGGGGCAAATTGATCAATCAACAAATAGTTGGTGGCAAGGGCAAGTTGACAGTACAAATACTACTTTGACGTTAAGCGTTATTAACGCTCTCTTTGAAGACGCTAGAGTTGACTCTGAAGCTCCTACCGTCGCCGTTTCAAGCCGAACACTTTATAACTCATATTATAATTTGCTTCAGCCACAACAGCGATTTATGGACTCTGAGACAGCAAAAGGCGGTTTTCAGTCTTTGATGTTCAACGGTATCCCATGGATCTCTGATAGTCATTGCCCAGCTAATCATGTTTTTCTGCTTAACGAAAAACATCTTTGGATGTGGTATCACCCTGAGCGTAACGTATCAGCAGAGCCATTTCAAAAGCCGATAAATCAGCAAGTTTCCGTATCACGAATTTTGTGGATGGGCGCTTTTGGATCAAGCAACAATAGACTACACGCAAAAGCAAGCGCTTTGACAGCGTAAGAAAGGAGATAATTATGTCATTTAATCACGGTTTACCCGTTCGCTTTGTAAGCGTATCTTTTACGACTGAATCTTTGGGTGGCAAGTATCCAAAGCTCGGTGAAGAAACTTACGATTCTGACGGTAATAAATATGTTTACATCTATAACGATTGTAATAGTCAAATATCCCCTGGATATGGCGTGGCTGTACAATCAGGTGTTTCAACTCCATATTCTTGCACACTATCGACTGTAACAAGTGCTGATCTTTTAGTGGGTGTTGTTAAGCATTCAACTATTACGACCGGAAGTTATGGTTATGTTGTGACAAGAGGCGTTGTCAACGTTGAAATGCTTGCAACAAGCGGAACAGTAGCGACCAATTCACCGATAGAGATCGGCGCAGATGGTGCTTTTGCTCCTGTGTCTAACACGACCGGAAACAAAGCTGGGATCAAGGGAAAATCTCTTGAAGCCATTGTTTCAGGTGCAAGCGGTAGCGCCTACATTTCTGTGTATTAAGTTTGTAAAAGCTGGGCATCTTTTTAAACTGCCCAAATTATAAACAACCTTCAGAGGACAAAATGATTAAAAGGACTAGAGAAATTGCTTTAGAATTTGCGCCGATAATCGACAGAATGCCCGGCAATCATAAAGATGCACACGAAAAAACATGCGAGAATGATTCAGCGACTATTTCTCACTGGCGCAATATTTGGTTAACAAATATCAGAAAAAACAAAGAAACATTTGGAAATTTTGCAGATCATAGTTGTGGGCAATTTTGGGGAGAGGCAAAAGGTAGGCCGACAATTATAGCAGGAAGTGGGCCAAGTCTTAAATTTACCGCACCTAAATTAAAAGACAGACCGGAAAACATGTTACTTATTAGCTGTCTTCATAATTTTCATTTTCTCGAAGATTTAGAGGCTAATGTTGACTATTACATTAGTCTTGACAGTGGGCCTATTACAATCGAAGAGGTCACAGAAGGCGGATCTCAGCCGTCGGATTATTATTGGGAAAAGACAAAAGATAAGAAGCTAATATGCTTTATCGGTACAGATCCAGCTCTTTTATCTAAATGGCAGGGAGAAATATATTTTTTCAATGCAGCTATTCCCGATGAAAAAATAATGAAAGAAATAAATGATATTGAAAGATTTGGAATACATATAGAGAGCGGCGGGTGTGTTCTTGGAACATGTTTATTCTTTTCTAAAGGCGTTCTCGGCTCTCAAATATCAATATTTATTGGGTCGGACTTTAGTTTTTCACAAGAAGAAAATGCTAGATTTCATGCATGGGATTCAAAATATGACGCAAATCATGGCATTTGCCTTAAAGCTGTTGATATTTTCGGAAATGCAACAAAAACTTGGCAGAGTTATTATAATTTTAAAACATGGTTTGATTTAGTGAGCGAGAGAGTACCAGGCTTTTATATAAATTGCACTGAGGGCGGTATTCTTGGAGCTTATCGAGAGGGTAATATAAGCTCAATAAAGCAAATGTGGTGGGAGCAAATGATAGATTTATTTACTCTTCATCGTCATAAAAAAGAACACTGCTTAAATCCGAGCAGTGATGCAATGTTTTCGGTTTACATTTAAAAAAGGGGTATAATATGGCTTTTACTGCAACACTTAATAAAAAGACGGTTTATGGTGATATGAGAGTGCATCATTATGTTGTCACGACTGACGGCGCAAGTGATGAGATCTCTACTGGTTTAAGTTATGTTGATCAGATAATTTGGTCACCAAAGTCTATGGCTACTCTTGCGGGTACTCACCCACGTTTTGCAGCGAATGTATTAACAGCAGCGACAGCAAGTAATGGTACTGTATCTATAACAGGCTGCACGAGTGGTGATGACTATTATATGACTCTTTTTGGGAGATAACTTATGTCTACAATAGGGCCAGTAAAAGCATTCACGGTCACTATGTCTACAGGCACGACAAGCACAAGTGCTATAAATTTAGGCGGCAGCTTTGAAAAAATAATGATTGGAATTCCGACTATGGCTAGCGGTACTAATCATTATTTTAAAGTGAGTGATAGTGAAAGTGGTACGTTTAGACGTCTATATCATAATAGTACTGTAGGCACAGCTAAACCTACAGTAGTTGTTGTCGATAGCAGCGTGACTAATTGTTATGTACCCATAAATTGTTCAGCACAATTTTTGAAGATAGAATTAACTACGGCAGCTACGGCGGCCGCTCATACTTATAAATTAATATGCGGAGTAAACTAAATGGTTAAAGTTTGGAATGACAACAAATACCCTTATATTGAAAATTTTAGAGGAAAGAAAATTACGATAGAGTCAGGCGGTTTTGTTGAAATGGATTATGATCAAGCAGTGTTATTTTTAGGAACGTTTGTACCAATAGTAAGAGGTAAAAACGGTTTACAAGATCCAAGAAGTTATAAAATGCTTCGGATTGATGAAGAAGATAGAAAAAATTATGTTCTTAATAATTCTTTAGGCGACAAAGAAGATACTGAAAAAGTTTTTGTGTGCCACGCATGTAGCAAAGAGTTTAGAACGAAAAAGGGTTTAGAAAAGCATATCAAAGATAAACATCTTAATGAGATGGCTGATAATGATGCAAGAGATGAACTTTATGACAGAGAGGATATATAATGGGCTTAAAAATGTCTGGTAAATGGTCTGCTACTTTATACGGGCCGGATGGCGAAGTTAAAGAAAGAAGAGAAGGTTATAACACTATAACTACAGGCGGCATAAGTGCTTTAGTTAAGCATTTAGCAAGTGCTGTAGCAGCAGCTACAACCTTTACGCATAGATATATTGCGATTGGTACTAGCGGTACAGCGGAAACTAGTGCCGATACTGCTTTAGTCAGTGAGCTTGCTAGGCACACAGGGACAGTATCACAAATTACAGATGGTATTTATCAAGTCACGGCGACTTTTCCCAGCGGCACAGGTACAGGAGAAGTCGAAGAATATGGGCTGTTTGACTCTAATACCTCTGGCATTCTTTTCAGCCGAGATACTGAAGGTTTGCTAACAAAAGGCGCTAATGACGATTTAGTTGTAATTACTCAAATTACATATAGCTAAGGCAGATTATGACAACGTATTCTTCAACAGTATCAAATGGTATTACCCTTTTTGGTGCTGCACCCACTTATAAGTGGGACAGCGCCGAATGGGATAACTTTAGATATAGTTATACAACTCAAGATTTAATGACTATTTTTTATAAAGGTATTATTGAGGGTTTAAATGTTGATGATAATCTAATTAGAGAGCTTGTTAAAAGATTTTATGAACAAATTTCAGCCGATGACAATTTAATTAAACAAATTAGTAAAATATTATTTGAACAAATTTCAGCCGATGACAATTTAATTAAACATCTTAGTAAGACATTATCCGAACAAATTTCAGCAGATGACAATTTTTCTAAATATTTTATTGTAAAAATAATAGAAACGCTAACAACAAGTGATGCGTGGTTTCGCCCTCTTTATAAATATATTACAGATAATATTAGTTTAACTGATGCAATTGAAAAGACTATTTTTAAAATTTTAGAAGAAAATTGCTCTATTCAAGATCTAGAGATTTTGTATAAGCAGCGTGGGTCTTGGTTTGAGAAGGAAGGTGATTTTAGAGATCTAGCTAAAACATGGGAACAAAATTGGACAGAAGTAAATTAAGGATAAGATATGGCTTCTTTAACTGTGTCAAATATATTAACAAGAGCAAGAAGGCGTTATAATGCTGTAGATGATAATTTTTATTCAGATACAGAATTGTATGATCTCTTATTTGATGCACAATCAATTCTAGCAAAAGAGGGTTGGGTTATCGAAAAAACTTATACAACTCCTTCGATTGTTGGTACTCGAAGTTATCTTTATCCTGTTACTACTCTTGCAATAAAAGAGGTTCGACACGATTGGGATAAACTGCACAAGGTTAAATTACAAGATGATCCGAGGACTGATGCAACCGAGCCTACTGGTAAGCCGACAAGTTATGCTCTTTGGAATAATGCTATTTATCTTTATCCGACTCCTGATACAGCGGGTTCTGTTGATGAGAATAATATTGAGCAAGATTACATACAAATTAGAGTTTATAAATATCCTGATGACATAACATCCTCTGATGATATTATCGAGGTTCCTGAAGAATACAAAGAAGATTTGATTGCTTATATGCTGATGTGGATGGCTTTAAAAGATCAAAATTCTACCCTAAGTGATCGTTATAAGATTCAATGGGATGAAGCAGTTTATAGAGCGAAAAAGCAACGTAAGAAAAGACTTAGAGGAGATCGTAACACAAGAGTAAGTGATTACTATTTCGGCACAGATAATCCAACAATTGATGAATTTTTGCTTTAGGGGTTTATCATGCCACGAAGTAACTTCCAGCGTATTTATCCAAAAGAAGGCCGTATAGTTTTAGACGGCGGTAAAAATGATTCTAGTGATCGCTCTTTGATTTTAGATGGGCAATCTCCTGATTGTCTTAATGTTATTTTTGACGATAGCAAAGTACAGACAAGAGGCGGTACAGCAAAGCTTAATACTTCGGCAGTTGCTACTTATGCTTGTGACGGTCTTTACACTCGTCATGATAATGCCGGGTATGAAAGTATGGTGGCATGGTTTGGCGGTACTCTCTATGCATTGAGCGGTACAACATTTAATACAATATCATCAGCTCAAAGTATCTATACAGCAGGTCAAAGGGTTTATGCGGCAGAATACGAAAATTATATGTTTTTCGGAAATGGCAGCAATACACCATACAAATATGCTGATGGTGAATTTACCCGTCACGGTATTTATGCACCTACCGAAGCGCCTACAGCGGCGACAGCGGCAACAGGTAGCGCTTTAAGTGGCACCTATAGTTATAAAGTAACATATCTTAACAGTGGGCTTGTCGAGAGTGATGCCTCGACAGTGAGTAATACTTTTACAGCAGCAAGCGAAAATATCGCTCTTACAAGTATTCCTACAGCGCCTTTAAGTTGGGGTGTTGGATCAAGGCGTATTTACCGCACAAAAGACGGCGGCTCTACTTACTTTCGCATAGCAACAATAAGCGATAATTCTACTACGACTTATGAAGATGCTATAGAAGATAGCGCTCTTGTTACTGAAGAGCCAGATGATCAAGGAGTACCGCCTAATTATAGCGCTATAGTGTATCATCTGGGCCGTTTATTTGTGATAGATCCCTCGACTAATCTTGTCAAATATTCTGAAGCTGGAAACCCATACGTTTTTAAAGCTCTATCTTTTCGTAGGATTGGGGATACTTCTGGCGATATTCCAAGAATGCTCGCTGTCTATAACGGCTCTGTGGTTGTGGGTTGTGATAGAAGCATGTGGATAATTTACACGCCAGACTCTACGGATACCAATTGGACAGATATTAAAGTTGTAACCCCATATGGATGTTTAGCTGGTTTTAGTCCATTTAAATATAATAATAAACTTATGTTTGCTGCTAGTTTAGCGGGTGGTTTTGTTGGCTTTGCGGCGTTAGATGGCGGTAGTTTGGATCCGAGTGTTAGTGTTCTGACTAGGAGCAACCTTGGTAGTGACATGAAAAGTGCGGTGATTGAGCGTGAAATGTTTAATGTACCGGATGCTTATCAAAGTAATATTGCTTCTATAACCTGGAAAAACAGAGCTTACATGGCTGGCCCTTATGGTTCTGCACAAACTACAAATAACAGAATTTGGTATTTTGATTACTCGTATGAAAATTTAGATAGGCCGATGAAATTTGCTTGGGCTCCCTGGACGGGTTTAAATGCTAATTTTTTCACAGTTTACGGAAATAATCTGTATTACGGAACATCTGATGATACTGGTTTTGTTTATCTTATGAATCAAAATAAAAATAATGATGATGGTGCTGCAATTGATAGTTATATTTGGAGCAAAGAATTTTTTGGTTTTTCTTCTGATGAAAATTGGGTCAAAGATTGGCGTTTTATCAATCTATTTTTAGATAGGGTAAAAAGTGGTGATTTATTGATTGAAGCTAGACTGGATAGCAGTTCTGATTTGCCCGATGAGATAGGCACAGTTAGTCTTTTAGGTTTTTTCATCTGGGATGTTAGTTTATGGGATGAAATGGGTTGGGATCAATCCGATTCAACTCAAGAGTTAAAAATCCCAATTGGGACATTTAGAGGGAAACGCATTCAGTTTAAATTTTCAAACAACTCTGTTGTTGATACTAAATTTTCGATTATAGGCATAAGGTTAACTTATAATTTGAGAGGTTTTAGATAATGGCCACTAATGCAGTGCAGAGAGCTATCGCTGCAAAAAAAAATCTAATGGAGCCGCAAGACACATTTACTCAAAGGGCTCAAGCAATAAATCAACCTTATGAGCAGATACAACAAGAAAATTTAGCTGAAAGATATGGTAGGCTCGAAAGCG